TCAAGACGGCGTACCTTCGAGCTCAACCACCACTGCCTGAACCTCTGCGATCGTCCGTTCAAGCTGTAGATAGGCCGGCGAAACCGCGTCGCCACGAGACGAGTCGTGGAAAAACCGCGCCACATCCCGAAAGTCGGCTAGAACTCTCGAGTGCATCTGAACGTCGTGAATCGGCATGAACTTCCTGCAGCCGTAGCAGGACAAGATCGGGTTGTAGGGACACGCAGCCTGCCCGGAGGTGCACCCACCGATCCTCGCGATCGGAACACCATGTGGCGCTCCGCCAATCTGCTGGGACTCTTTCAATTGCGCGAGTTCTTCTGGACCGATAAAACGATTGTGGGCAATGCGAGCCACGCGCTGATAGATCTCGGAGATTCCCAGGGCTTTGTTCACCCGCTCAGCCTGGTTGGCCGATGTTTCGTAGTACACGAGTGCAGTCGTCATATCCGAGTGCCCAAGGAACTCGGCCAGTTCCTCTTGGCTTGCGCCGGCGTCAACGAGGCGTTGAGCGGCTGTATGTCGTAGATTGACGGCAGTCGCGCCAAGCTCGAGCAGATCGCGGAGTAGGGAGCTGATGCGACGACTTGCTTCATTTGCGGATGTGGCGCCGAACACCCTAGCGCCCGCGTCATCGCCATCAACCTGAAAGCGCCGTTCGATCTCGACGAAAAGAGGTGTCCACTCGCGTTTTACTCGTCTAAGCAGCGGCTTGGCGGCACTAGAACTCCGCTGTTTCGCCATGCGGAATGTGATGTGGACGGAAGCGAACATGTCGACGGATTCGTGACGAACTTTGACGTCACGAAACGTGAGCATTGCGATCTGAACCGGTCGCATCCCGAACTGGTACGCACACAGCAGCATCGCTGCGTCTTGCACATCTTCGAGGGTCAGCGACGACGCTTTGGCCTGGATTGCCGCTTCGTCCAAAAAACGAACTACCGCCGCTTCATCATCCACCGAGAGAAACGCTTCGCCAGACCGGACGACGGCGTACTTGTCGTTGAAGGGAAGGGGCAGGGCGGATATCACACCGTGATAGGAGTCAGCCCATTGGTTGAGTCGATATTTGCATAGCAGTCGCAGGATAGATTTCGCGCACGCGTACGCTTCCGCCGGCAGGTCGCGTGCAAAAAATGTCGCCCAGAATGCTCCTATTCCTGTTGGTGCTACCCCCAACAACCTGACGATTTCTGCCTCGCCGATTGCCTTGCTGCCACGGGCGTACTTGCTTGCCGACGATGGAGCCAGGCCTTCACCCAGGAGGTACAAGAAGACGTGTTTTATCAACAAGGCGAGTTGCTCGGACAGATGATCAAAGCCAACTTTCACAACCCGGCCATCGATATGAACCGCAAAACATCTGGCATTGGCTGGATCTCGAATTGATCGTTGCTTTCCGTCGAAATCGTCGTAGTACCGAATCACCGGAGGCAACGACGGTAGTTGAGCAACTATTTCGCAAGCCCCAGCTTCCAGCTGCCATTGAATATTTTCATTTCTAGCCATGTCGCGCTCCAAGCGAGGCCTAGGAGGGGATCGCTCTTAGAACGGAAACTCTCTCGTCTAACGCGTCGTTCCAGACTGACGAGAGACGATCTTCAAACACTGCCCGGGCATAGCGAACTGGCATCTGTGACTCTCTGGACCAACCAAAAAACGCCCTGAGCTTCTGGAGCGCTTCTTCCATTGGATCACCCTGCTGCAGCAGCTGATTCAGTCTTACCACGGCGCATGTATGACGCAGATCGTGGGGTGTTATGGTCGTCTTCTGATTTCTGTCCGTTAGCTCTTTAAGGGCAGCGCGTGGGAGGCTCACGGAGATCTTTGCGAACATCTTCGTCAAAGACTCCGTTGACAACGGCGTGTTCTGCTGCGTGTTCAACAGGAAGGCGTGACTTGGCTTTCCTCGATAGTTCTCGACGTAGGTTTGCACCAACGCAGCAATCGTGTTGCTCACTGGCAGTTGACGAACGGAATCCGCAGATTTAATGCTGGGTCGCGAATACCGTGGATCAACCTCGTCATCGGAATACTTGCTTTCCGACACGTTCAACCAGTGCCGGGGTCGTTGTTGACGATCATCGAATCCGCTTTTGACAACATCCGCCGTGAGGAGCATCAGCTCACCGCGCCGGAGGCCCTGGTGAAGCATCAACAAGAAGGCCACGAAGGTTAGCCACCTGGTATGCGTTCTGGGGAATGGGTTGGTCGCAGATGCTGGGTCCAACATTTCGTATAACACTTCAACCACGCTGGCCGGCAGTGAACGGATCTGGCTCGCGTGCTTGCTCTTTCGCACATGTAGCTGCCCATAGAGATTGGACAGGCGATGCAGCCGACCCTCGATATGCCGTAATCGATCCGTTGGCAGGGTTGTCTTCGACAGCCAAGTGACTACGGCCGTGACGAAGGACAACCCGGTTCTCCAACGTGTCTCGTCGGCGGACCCTACGTAGGCTTGGTTTCGGATGGATATGAACCAAGACTCAAGAATCTCGGCAAGCCGTACGTCATCCAGGTCGCCCAATGCATCGTCTAGAGAACTGGTTCCAAATAGGCTGTCTGCGTGGGCGTAGAGGTTCTCCACATAGCGTAGCCGCTTGACCTGAGTGGATGCGGCAAGCTCAGAACTCGACATCGATGTCCAGACGCTGGCCCAGTAGCGCGGCAGCCTGTAGCGATCATCGACAATCAATGCGCCTCGGAGTGAGCTCGGGACTTGAGGATCATTCAGCAGTCTAAGCACAAGGAACTCTTGGAGAGAGCAACATGATTTGTACCATTTATCACGTCACTGTTGCGGTCAAGTAGGCCTAGAAGGCCTTCTCAACGCAACACCTCAATAACTACCACTTTTTCGCATAATGTATATTATGTTACGCGCATCAGGTCGTGGCTGGCACGCATCTTGCCTCGACCCTCAGCCCTGCTGTGGCATGGAGCCTGATTGTGCGTGATCGCAACCTAACCGGCCCTTGGGCCGGTTTTTCGTTTAAGGCTGGCCGACTGGTCACACCCGAAGGCCGTGAGCTGGAGCCGCAGGATCTGGCTTGGCTTTCTCTGCTGGCAGCACAGGCGCAGGAATGGCGCCGGATGATGGAGATTGCTCGAGGCGGCCAGAAACGACCATTCGGGCGCGCGGGCATCGTTGACCTGGCCGAGGTTGCCCATCGTCGCGCAAAGCGGTCTTCCAGTGCGATGGCTGGCCCTGACGCCGATCCTGTAGCGGGTGTTCTGCCAGTACCGGGGCCGAGGCCGCGTCAGCGCGTGTGAGGCGCTTCCGTAGGGGCGCTGCCCCTACACCCCGAATCAACGCTCGCGACAGCGAAGCCAGCCGCCTCTGGGAGACAAGACTTGCTCCCAGCCATTCGATAGCTTTCGCATTGCCTGACCGCCAATGCAGGCCATTCCTGAGCGCTTGGCCGCTTCCGTACCCATCGCAGGCAATGCGACAACCTCAGTCGATGGCTTCGGGCGTCCCGCCTGCCTGGACTCGCCTTGAAGGACATCGGCCTCAAGCCCGTCACAAAGCGGCTTCATTCCCGGGTGCGGGTGATTAGGCCAGCGGTACTGGTCACAGTTGAACGGCGTAGTGCCACCCGCCATTGAGTTGTGTGCAGCCCTTGGTGCAGCTGGGATTGGCTTTGGCGCTGGCCCCCTTGCAGAGTGGATCTGCTGCGCCGACGCGACACCGGTCGATGCGATTAACAGGCATATGACCCCAAGTCGAATATCCATATTCCCCTCCAGATTCCGGGGAATCCTACTTGATTTCAACCATATGCGTGACGCATCACGCCTTGCGGCGCGAGAAGGCCCAATCCATCCATCGGGCAACCCAGTAGTGAAGATCTAGATACCGGTTCATGCCCCGAGTATAAGCCGACGCTGCGCCTCTGTCAGAAGCTGGCCGGGTACGGCTTCGACTCTGGGAATGTCCCCATCGGGCGATCACCGACGCGCACCAGCGTGCTTCCGTTCGCGGTAGACGTGCCCTGCCCGCCACTGACGCGGACGCCGGCGCCGGCCTCACTCCCTGCGGTCGCAAGGCCCGCGCCCGCGCTCGCGTCGTCTAGACGATATAGGCGCGAATCCACGTCACGTTGCGGAGCCTGACGCGGCCATGCGGTGGCAATCACGGTGAAGTCCTCGGCGGTCAGCTTGGCCCCGTAGGCGAACACCCGCACGCGATAGCCCATCGCAATGAGGGCATCAAAGCTCAGCTGATCGGCGGTGTTGTTGCTGCTGTCTACCCACTCGACCATGCCGACCTGGCGCTCACCGAACGACGCCGTAAGCGCCAGTCGGATGCGGTTCGATTTCGACAGCTGGGCGACATAGCGTTGCTCAGGGGTGAGCTTCGCCAGCGGATCGGCCTCGGCCTTCCTGACGGGCACTCCGGGCACCTGCGGCGCGGGGTTGGCGGTACTGGACGCCTCAGCCTTCATGCCCGGCAGATCGTCTTTCTTCTCTTCCTCCGGCACCAAGCCGCCACCGGTCATAAAGAACCGAATGAAGACGATGGCGCCAACGAGGCCGACACCCCCAAAGATCGCGCCCTTGAGCGCGAGTGCCTTCCAGATGTTGGTGCCGCCTTCCTCGTATACCTCGGTGTTCTCAGATCCCACGGCATAGCCGTGGTAGAGCGGGTAAATCTCCGGGTCGTACTTCTCGGTCTTGCCCCCTACCCGCTCATACTTGCCCGGCGACGTGGTGTGGAAGTACGTCACCCGATAGCGGTTCTTCATGCCGACCGCAGTGAGCTTCTGGAATACGTTCTTGCGCTCGATGCGCGCACGCACAGCCTGATGCACGCGGTTGATCCACTGCGTCATGATCACCGCATCGCCGCCATTCTGGCCGAGCAGCGCCCAGAAGTTCTCCACGGCATCTGGCAACGGCTGGCGCTGTGCCACGTAGAACTCATGAACCTCATCAATGACGCACAGCGAGTCCTTGAACTGGTCCGGGATGCACCACTGGCCGGTGGCGTCATCCTTGTAGCAGGCAAACGTGTTGGCGACGTCCTTGGTATCCACCAGCGTGAGCAGCTGATGCACCTCATCCACTGGCATGCCCAGGTACTCGGCAATTCGCTCATGGTTCAGGCCGTTGAGGCGAGCGAACACCCGTCGCCCTTTCTTGATCGTCGGCAGGATGTGGTTCTTCACCGCGTCGTAGCTCTTGCCTGCGCGCGGTACGCCTTCGTTGAAAACGAGCATGTCACCATTTCCCCAAGGTCAGAATTTTGCGGGTGATCTTGAACGCGATCCCCAGTGCGATGACGGCTAAGCATTCGCCGATGCGGAAGGTCTGGACGAACCAGCCCACGGTTGAGCCCGCGTTGCCCAGCAGTGCGCCGATGCTGTACTGCTGCATGAAGTCCGGCACCGGCAAGCGCTCAAACGCCAAGACCACCAGTTCAAGCACGGCCTTGATGGCAAGGATGATGAGATCGTTGAAGAACTGAACGATCGCATCCCAGAACCGTTCAATCTGCTTGCGGAACCACGTAGTGAGATCCTGCAACCATCCAGCCTGAGCAGTCACGAAAGCGACAAGGTGCATCATGTGAGCGCGATCTCCCCCGCCTTGTATGCGGCCATCGCCAGCAGCACCCAGCCGATCAGCTGCAACAGCGCGAAGATGGCGCCGCTACAGTGCAGATCGAACGTCATGGCTTCCCAATACGCCGATGCCGGGACGGTAAACACTGGGCAGCTGCCGCCAACGGAAACCGTAAAGAACCGCTTTGTGGCGTCGATGATCGGCGCTTTCTTTACCCGCTGCTCAAACTCGGCATAGACCTTCGGAATGGTCAGGTTCTTGTCACGCTCGTAGAGCGGCCCACCATCCTCTCCGGGTGTACCTGGGCCATCACCATCGCCGTCGCCCTCCCCCGGGCCGGGGCCGGGTCCAGTACCGCCACCGCCGTCGCCACCACCGTCATCACCGCCGCCATCACCATCCCCCGGACCGGTACCGCCACCGCCATCACCATCCCCACCACCGGGGTTGGTGCCGCCACCGTCGCCGCCACCGGTTTCACCCCCACCGCCGCCCGGATCGGTGCCGTCTCCCGCAGGCGTTGGCGCTGGAGCATCGGATGTGGAGCAGGTTCCGCCCGTAGGGCTGTACGAATAGCCCGCCGCACCTTGCGGATCGAGCGAACTGGTGTACATGCAGCCCCGTTCACACACGTTGACCGACGCCGATGTTTCACCGCCTGCCCAGCCAAACTCTTCCGGACGCGTGCTGCACTTCTTTTCGCAGTCGTAGGAAAAGAAAGAGATGTAATCCTTGGGAATCGCCTTGAGCCCAACTGCACAAGATCCATCGTAGATCTTGCCGAGGTCGACGCACTGTTTAGCCGAGTTGCTCGCATTGAACACGGGGTTGTTCTGGCAATTCACCATGGCTTGGCCGACATCATCCATCGACGCTGCTGCGTGGCCCTCCGGCAAGAACAGCGCGAACATGGTTGCAAGTAGCGCAGCAGTCCATTTCATCGCGCATCCAGCCCGATGGCCGCTGCAATGCCACACAGCGCGCTTAGCAGCCCGGCAAACAGACACAGGATCATCCGACCCTCCGAGCGATGAAGAACCGCGCCACCTTCGGTGCAGCCCACAGGCAGAACTTGATCTGCGCGTACAGCGCTGCGGCCCCCAGGACAGCCAGTGCGGCCGTCGCGGGCTGCAATGAGGCCATGATGCTTTCAAAGTCCATACGCCCTCCCAATAGAAAGGGGCAGGTTTCCCTGCCCCACCCTGCCCCTTCGCATTAACGGCCGAAGAAGCCCGCCACCTTCTTTGCTGCCCAGCTGGAGAAGCCGACCAGCGCGATCAGCGCCGCCGCGGCGACGACTGCGGTGGTGGCCGAGGTGACGGACAGGCCTTCGAGAATGCCGCTGAAATCCATGGTGATGCTCCTTTCATGAGTGGATGGGTTACCGGTGGGTGTTGAAGAACGACGCCACAGAACCGGCGATCCGGGCGACGACGAAGAAGAAGAGGATCAGGGCCATGGGCGAAACCGCCCACACGGCCAACTGCTCCTTGGTGGGTGGCTGGAACGCCTCGGCAATCAGGCTCACAGTGGAGGCCTCTGCGCTGCTCATCAGCACGTACCCCGCGCACTGATCGACGGGCTGACCGGTTGGGATCAGCGTTCCGTCCTCCCCGAAAGCAACGCAGAGGCCCATGGCTTAGGCCTGTCCTGCCGGACGCGGTGCAGCCTTGGGCATCGCACGCAGCGCGGTGAACTTGCTCAGCGACAGAACGCCCTTGTTGACCTGTGCCATGGCGGCCACGTCCAACTCATATTCGCCCTCGGCGAACGGCGGCTGACCCTTGTCCAGGCGCACATCGAACGGATAGGCAAAGCCTGCCGTTTCAAGCTTGGCCTTCTGCTTGCGGGTCGTGTATTCCACGCTCTCGCCCGCATCGTTCTTGAAGCTGCCGCCGCGCTCATCAACGCTGGACGACAGGACGGTGACCTTGATGACGTTCTGGATCATTTCGTTACCCCTTTTGGGTTGGCTGTACGGCCGCGATTTCGGGCCAGTGCGCTGCTGTGTCACCTGTGACCCACTTCGGCAGCGATGGCGAAGTGCAGGATTCGATTACCGCCCGCAATGCCTGATCGTCAGGGCAGTTCTTGGCGATGAAATTGAGGGCTGCGCCGTACTGGCGGCGGATGTGGCGGCGAACACTCTTCCACGTCGCTTCAACGGCGGCTTTCGTGATTTCGATGCGCGTGGCAACGCAGCGCAGAAAGGACAGGACCGGATAGGCACCCAGCAGGTAGGAGGCCGGGTCACGCAGAATGTCGAGCGGCAGTTCCTTACGGTTGGAGTTGCGGAACTGCGCCTCATAGCGCACCCACGGCGAACTCTTGTCGCCCTGCTCCCTGCCCTTCTCGTAGACGCGCAGCTGCTTTTCCGACTTCTTACCGCCGACGTAGAACGTCTTGCCGTCACCGCTGTCGTAGTCGTCCACCAGCTGCGCCTTGGGGCGCTGACCACGGTTGTCGAAGTCGCCATTGGCGTACCACTTCTGCGCCATACGCAATGGGTAGTCGCCCACCAGGTCATCAGCGCACACGTCGACACGGGTGATCCTTCCGGCGCAGCTTTCGAGCTTCGCTCGAAGCTCCAGCCACCGCTGCGCATGGCCGCAGCGCGCTGCGCCTATGGCCTTGCATCCATCACCCGTTAGCTCGATACGGGCGGTATACGTGCCATCGGCGCGGCGGCAATCTTCGCCGCCCAATTCGATCATGCCAACGAACTTCTTGGCTGCGTCGATGATCTTGACTCGCCACGTGTAGAAGCGACCGCCGCCCACGGTTTCATCAAGTTCAAGGCCGAGCCCGGCGAAGAACCAGCAGAACACCTGCAGGGCCGCGATGCGGGCGTTGTCCGGGGAGAACTCGATCCACTGGCGGACCTCTTCGAAGCTGTCGCCATCACGGAACGCGAGTTCGTCCAGCGCTGCGCGCAGATCGATGGAAGCGGAGAACCAGTCAATGCCGACCGTCAGGGTTCCCTCGGGGTTCCTGAATTCACTGACTCCCCTGTTAGACGAGGGGAGTCCCGACCCGGCCAGCACCGCGCGATCACCGGCCATTGGTGCGGCCCTTCCAAAGCTTCCACAGGCGACGAAGCGCCAGCCATGCCTGTTCGATGACGATGGAGGCGACGGCCACACCGAGAACGAGCGCGATCAAAACAGCGCACGCCGTGAGGCCCATATCGAACTCGGCAAGCTCGGCGAACGAGGGGTACCTGCTCATGCGGCGCGCTCCTGCTCTTCGGCGTAGCGAGCAGCGGCCAGCAAATCGCCGCGCTTAGTGGCGGCAATCTCAGCCTGTGCGAGTGCGATGACCTGGGCTTCGCGGGACTGCTGCGAGACGGTGTAATCACGCCGATCCAGCAGCCACGAAACGAGCTTTGCGCCGCCGATGGACACGGCCACGATGGCCGCCAGCAGCACGAAGGTAATGAGCGGATCGATCATCCCTGTTCCCCTGCCCCAAGCCCCAAGGCAACCCGCCAGCGGCCTTGGGGTGCCGATGGAGGGGTGTTTAGCCACGCCAAACACGGAGGCATGTATAGTCCTGCCATACACCCCTGTCAAGGATTGCTAACCATGGATACCGCCAACGATCTGCTTGACAAAGTGAAAGCCGCTTGCAACTTCCCGTCCGACAACGTTTTGGCGCAGAAGATCGGGCTTACGCGAGCGATGGTCAGTTCGTGGCGACATGGGCGCCATCCGATCCCGGATGAGCGAATTGCGCAGATGTGTGCCCTGGCGAAGCTCGATGGGCCAACGTGGATTGCCATGCTCCACGCGGAACGAGCGCAGACTGCGACTGAGCGTGCCTTGTGGCGTCTCATGCTGGACAGACTGAGCGCGGCGGCTGCGGTCGTCGCGCTGGTGGCGCTGTCGTTGCCCAGCATCGGAAACGCAAAAACCGCCAAAACTCAGGCGGTTAGCGGGGATCTACTGACCCATTCTGTATATTATGTTCAAAGCATCCCGAAGGACGGCGGCGTAGCGCTCGCCTCGACCACCGACCTTGCCATGACAAGAAGCCAGCTTTCCCAGCAGGCCCCTTCGCGGCCTGGCAGCTACTGCTTCCTCCATCGTCCGATCAGGGTCTTGTACATGACCCAGGCGATCCAGCCGCAGACCAAGCCGACCCCCGCGACAATGATCTCTTCCTCTTCAAAGGCGGCGCCATTCAGTCCTTGATAGGCCACGAAAGCCAGCGCTCTCAATGACAGCAAGGCAAATAGAGCTATGGGTGCCCAAAGTAGGACCTTCATCGTTCTCCCGCCTCCAATCGCATCGGCCGGTCACTTGCCCTGACAGGAACGTGATTTCCGTCCGGCGTGACGCGTCACGTTAATAGCCTATGGCAGTCCGCTGGCGCAGGCCCTCGATATAGACCCGGTGCCTCTTCCTGCA